AAGTCATTGAGTGCCGCGATCTGCGCCGGGATGTCCGTACCCGTGTCCACAAGGATCGAATCCACGACAGTATCAACGGTGTCCACCTTACCTTCGATTGTGACCAGCGTGGCGGGGATGTCCGTTCCCGTGTCGATCAGAATCGCGTCTACAACCGTATCGACCGTATCGACCTTGCCCTCAATCGTTGTGAGCGAAGCCGGAAGATCCGTGCCCGTGTCCACCAAGATCGCGTCCACCACGGTATCAACGGTGTCCACCTTCGTCTCAATGCTCGTGGTGTCGATCTCGATCCGGTCCACCACCGTGTCTACCGTGTCGATCTTGCTCTCGATCCCAGCCAGCTCGCCGGGGATCGTGGTGTCCGTATCTTCGAGGATGTCCATCGCGGTCTGCATGTGGCTGTCGTAGGTCAGGCTGCTGGTCGTGCCGAGGTCGCTAACGAGCCACGCCCCTCGCACCTGCACAGGCAGAGAGGTGCAGGTCGCGGCGATCACCAGCTTCCCGACCCCCTCGACCGTGATGGCGTTGGTGGCCGCGCCGCTGTTGAACTGAATGCCGCCCGAGTAATTGCGGAACCCGACGCTCGCGCTGGCGGCGAGGGTGAGTCCCGGAGTCGAAGCCCCCGGCACGAGGGAGTAGCAGTCGTGGAAGGTCATAGCCGTAGAGGTGATGACCGACGAGGTTCCGGTCAGCCCGCATTCCCTCGCCAGACCGCGCAGCCCCGTGACGGAATCCAGCTCGCAGTTGATGAAGGTGGCGTCTCCGGTGGCACCCGAAGTCCCGCTCACCTTGATCCCCTCGAACTTGGCGTTCTTGATGTCTTGGCTGCCAAGGATCACTTCCGCGCTGCTCCGGTTCCCCGTGCCGTAGAAGTGGTAGTCGTTAGCAGAGGCGGCGAAGGTGGCAGAGGCGTCGGGCAGCATGTAGATCAGGTTCACCCCGAGCGTGCTGGCGACCGATGTGGCGTCGGCAATGCTTCTGCACGGGTTGGTCGCCGTGCCGTTGGTGCCGAGGGTGGTGCCCGCCGCGCCCGTGGTCTGCTGGAAGTAGACGCCGGGGCCGACCGGGCCGTCGTAGTACCTCGACGCCACCTCGGCGAGCGACAGAATCCGCACCTCCAGAGCCGTGGAGAGCCAAGTCTGCGGTGAGGTGAGGTCGCGCACGACGAGGAGCCCGTTCTCGTCGCCCGCCTGAGTAGAGCCCGCCGCAATCGTGGCGATGTAGATCCCGTCTCCCGCGCTCCGTGGCTGGATGTTCACCGTGGCTGCACCGTCGACTTTCAGCTTGGCGTCACCAGACACAAAAGTGGGGCTGGTCGTCAGAATGTCGGTCCCGTCGAGGGCGTACAGCGGGAAGTACACATCCTTCTCTACGCCGGGGATGATCTCGTAGGGTCCGTTCATCAGTATCCCTGACTTCTAAGGGTGAGGATCTCTTGTCCGCCGGAGGGTCCGGGGGTCGGCCCGTCGTAAACCGTTCCCATCGTAAACGACTGTGCGCTTGTGTTGCTGGCGATGTTGATGGCCGTACTGCCAGAAGCCATAGCGGCACCGGGGTCGTAGTCAACCACCGCCAAAGACTGAGCCGTCCCGTTGGTTAGCTGGCTGTCGATGTTGATTGTCGAGCCCCAGCCCGAAGTGCTCCCCGCAGACCATGTAGACCCGGCATACTGCGAAGCAAATCCAACACCGCCATAGGCAGTGCCGGTGTTGAAGAAACTTATGGAAGTCGCGGCTCCTGTACCCGTGCCCTGACCTCTCGACACATAGGTATCGAGCTTGTTTGGGTCTAGCTCAATCAATGCCGCGATGTTTGAAGTTGATCCAGCGATGCTAAATTGAAACCACGGCTCGTTGCCCGTGGAGACTCGACCGTAGATAACATGCCTGAACCCCACCGTTGCATTCGTCACGGCAGAAAGCAGGGTCCAAGAGTATGCGCCCGTAAAAGTTCCAAAGGTGGCACTGTTCAGGACGGCGCAATACGCCAGCAGAAGGTTGCCCGATGTAGGCGTGAATCCGAAATTCACGAAGTTTATGCCGTTTGCGGCCTGAAGCGTTCTATTGAGGATTACAGCCATTTGACCAGCATCCAACACTCTACGCCCGGCTCGCCGTCAGACCTGTACTGAATGCTGACCACCGTCATCCCTTGGGCGGCGGCGACCTGATCGACGACTTCGTACTCATGGTCTGCCGTGTATTGGGTACACGCAGCGGCCTCTGCCGCCTCGATCACCTCGGGCGGATCGTCGCTCGTGAGGTCAATGCTCAGGACCGTGAAGACCGCCATGCCGACCCCCTGTAGAGAAAACCCCCCGGGAGCAGCGAACCGCTCCCGAGGGGCCGCCGAAAGAGAAGCCTAGTCGAGAGTGATGGTGAGGTTGTTGGCCGCGATCTTCGCTTGGTCGTCAACGAGAATGGCCTTCGGGGTCGTAAAGAGGCCCGTGATGATCGGGTAGCTTTGAGTGTTGATCGCAGCGGTTGTTTCGATTGAACCAGTCGCAAAGGCAAACACGGCCCAGCTACTTACCAACCCGTTGCTCCCGTCAGTTTGAGCGTATGAACCGCTCGGCAGTGCCGCCGCAGCAAAGTAGTTCGCCCCAGCACACACAGGGAATGTAATTTCCGTATCGTTGGCAAGGCTCCGGGCCGTAGCCGTCGCGGCAGGGGTTTCACTCGTCGTCGCCGCGCTGAAGGTAATTTCTTGGCGCTCGTAGCCGGTTTGGTTTGCTCCGCCCTGCAAGGGCTCGTAGATCTCATCAGCGGAAGGGGGTTGGCTGTAAGTGTTGGAAGTCACCGCCGCAGCCGGGTACAGCGACCCATACTCGTCCCACGCAGCGGCTGGCGCGTCGAGGTAAAACAGCCCGATGCTGCGGTTGGTAGTTGCGCCAGTTCCGGTGAAGGTGATCGCGGTTCCGTTGAAAATGTAGTTTAGGATGTGCGCTTCCATCGACTTCACGAAGGTATTTGATGCCATCAGTCAACTTTCACTGTTAGGACATGTGGGGCGAGCACGATGTTCTCGCCGTCCGAAACGACAAAAGGCGTGTCGAACACGCCCCAGCCCAACATCGCGTTGCCGGTCTGCCCCGCGTAGATCCCGAAGCTGACGATTGTCGATGGCGACGCCGTGAGCGAGATGTTGTTGAACAACAGGCTGCCTAAATTGCTGATCTCCGTTGTGACATTCCCGTCCAACGCCTGACCAACCGTCGCCTGCGTTACGATGCGGGGTTCGCTCCAGAACGGTGAACCCTGAGCTGAGTCGGCGTAGACGCGGCGCCTGCCTGCGCCCCACGCCGTCCCGGCTTGCTGCCCGCTGAGAAGAGTTTCGTAAACCTCAGTAGTCGGGCTGGCCGTGAACAGGTCGATCCAAGTTTCTGCGTAAGCCGCCGCATCCGTCCCCTTCAGGAGACAGAGTACATTTTTATGCAGCCTTGTCGTCAAACCCGGCACGGCCAGCCCCTCTACCCGCTAGAGCCCGGTGATCTTGTAGACGAGGCCCTCGTCGGTACGCATGGCCGCCAGCCCCATCGAGTGGAACGCTTGCAGCGAGTAGCCCCGCTCGGGAATCTCGTCGAACCGGACAACCATGTCCTGATTCATCCCGAAGATCATGCCGCTGCTGTGGTAGCAGTACGCAACGGTGGAGGCCATCGTCGAGACTTCGTGGAAGGTGAAGCCCATGAAGGTGTTGATGTCGCCGGTCATCAGGGCGCGAATCGTGTTGTAGTCCGCGCTCGTGACTTCCTGAACCGACAAGAGGTCGCCGATGGCCGTTGGGTGCAGCGCAATGTGATACCCGGTGCCGCCCTCGGGTCCGCCAACGGATGGAGCAATGCTGGCGTTGGTACGCAGGGCGATTGACGCAGCAATGAGGTCGTCAACAGCAAGAACGCCCCCTGCCGCTGCGGCGGTCATGCTGGCAGAGGGGGCAAAGGTACCACCACCAGCGCCAGCGTACTCAGTGACGGTGGCGTCGAACGCTTCCAGAATCACTTCGTCTTTTTTGCGGTTGAACGCCGCCACGACATTTCGGGCGTACGAGCCGTCCGGGCGCAGAGAGCGCATGAGCGCCGACTCGTCACGCGGGTCGAACAGCTCGGCGTACTCGAAGAACTCAGCCGTGACCTGACGACGCTCCGTCTGGGTTTCGGCGTATTCCTTGTTTCCGATGCTCGTCGCGCCGTCATATCCGTACGACTGACCGCGTGCCCGCTGCGATAGCGCCACGGGCTTGTAGCAGTCAAAAACCAGCTCTTTGCCGCGAATGCTTTCGGGCTCGACGGAGCCCTGAAGGCGGGAGTCCTCCTGCTGCGACTTGATGCGGATCATGTCCGCGTAAGCCGTCTTCCACAGGTTGACATAGTTGAGGTTGTTGCCGGTGTCGCCCGGCCAGTTTGCCGCTTCGGTCGAAGTAAAGTAGTCCGACCCGCTGATCATCCAGTCGCCCATTGAACATTCTCCTAGCAGATGTGAGTTTGTTTCGTCACTTGCTGGGAGGGTGTTCCGGCCTCGGGCCTCCCGAGTTGGGATGCACCGGCCTCCGGGGAGGGTGTTCGGGCGCTATGAGGTTGCGGGTCACTCACAGCGCCGTCAAGCCCTAATATCCGGGGAACCTCAGCCTTGGGTCCGTCGCCCCTTGGTAGCCCAGCTCCAAAAGCTGCTGCTGGAGTTGCTGGTATTCCTGCATGGCGACCGCCTTACGGGGGTGGTGGGGGTTGCTAAACTCAGGCCCCATCGCGATTTCCTTGATCCGGGCCGCGATTTCGAGGGCTCCTTTGATCTCTGCGGGCGGACCTCCGGCGGATCGGCTGGGCGTGCTGGCGTCAGACACGGAATCACTCACCTTCATCATGAGTTGGACCAGAGCAGGGTGGTTCTTGAGCTTGGTTTCCGACAGCAGGGCGTCGATCTCGGGGGCGTCTTTGACCAGTTCTTCGTAAACCTTCTGCGCTTTCCCGATCTTCTTGGAGAAATCCGCCCCGTACTCCTCCTCCGCCTTGGCCTGCCATTCCTTCTGAGCAGCCGACAGCTTTTCGTCGAAATCCGCAGAGTTGCCGTTTTGCAGCTCCACCGCCTTGGCCGACAGCTCCGCCCACTGCTTGTTTGTCAGACCAACCCCGTGGGCGGCCTCGCGCAGTCCCGAGAGGATCGACTCGGCTGCGCCAGCACCCTCGGGGATTTCGTAGCCCTCCGCTGATTCCGGCGCCCCGATCTGGGTGTAGAAGTCTCGCCAAGTCTCGCTCGACGCCCCCTCCTTCGGGGCGCGGAACCCGCTGTTGTGGAGCTTCAGCAACTCGGAGTACGCCTTCACGACATCTCCGGGCGTCTTGTAGCCCTTGTTCATCACCGTATCCATGCCGGGGCTGCCCTCGGGCACCACATCCTGAATGCTCGGCTGGTCCATTTCGTCGCTCACAGCTTCCCTTTCACTGAGGTCGCCTTCTCGATCATTGCGTGAATCTTGCGGAAGGCTCGGCGCTGGCCTTCGCGCAACATGAACGAATTCGTATCGACCGGGACGAGCACGCCCTCGCGCTCACCCCGCATGACCTGATCGTTGTGCATCTCCTCCAGCGTCAGCGTTTCGCCTTCGCCGAGGGTCTTCCGCATCCAATCGACAACCCGCTGACCCGCCGCGTGGTCAAAGCAGGCCAACAGGTCGCCGTACAACTGTGCTTCGCTTCGGCTGATCTTGCTCATTAGTAGGTTTCTTCGATCTGTTGTGCCGGGATCGGGTTACGGCCAGCGGGCGGACGGCCCGGCCCCGGCCCCTGACCGGCAAGTGACTGCATTCTCTGCTCGGCTTCCTTCGCCGCACGGCTCTGGCGGCGCAGCTCGATGTCTTCCTCGGCTCGGAAGATGTCGGCGCTGACATCGGACAGCTCCGCGTCGAGCTTCCTGATCTTGTCTGGATCGAGGTCGTCGATCCACGAAGGGTCTTGCAGGGCTTGGAACAAGCCCACCCTTCGTGTGACGAAGCTGTAGACACGCTGCACCTGTGAGTTTTTCTGGGCGGTGAAGAACGGAGACTGGAAGACGATCTCGAACTCGCCCTCTTGGTATTCCTCAAACAGCTCGTCGAGTTCGGGCAATTGCTTTTCCATGCGGAGAAGCCCGATCACCGTCTCCATGAGCGGGGTGGCGAAGTCGTAGTCGATGGCCTCGGCAGGAGCGGCGAGGCGCTGGCGGGCGCGTTCGAGTCTTTGGCGGCTTTCCTCCGCAGATCGCGGCTGCGTCTCGGGGTCTTCAAAGAGGTCGCCCAAGAACGCCTTCTGAATCATGGCTCTATCTTGGAGAAGCATTTCTTGGGCGACGCTCAGGTCGGTTCCGGCTCTGAGGTAGTCCGGCGCTTGCTTCTGCCAAGGCCGCACATACAGAGTCCCTCCCGGCGCGACATCTCCCTCGATCAGCGAGTCCTCCTCCATGACCAGCGGTGGATCAAGCGCCCGCCCGGCGGCAAGGAGCATCTGAGCGCGGATCTCGTTTGCGCCCTTCGCGTCGGGGCGAGCCAAGTGACCTCGCCCTCTGCCATATTCTTCACCATCCACTACCATCCAGCGCGAGACGATGTACGGGCAAAAGTTGAACCCCCCGAACTGGATGTCCTTGTGCGCCGTGCAATCGACATAAACCGAGGTCCACGGCTTGTTCTCCGCAGAAACCAGCGATCCCACCTTGCCGTGCTCGTTCTCGAATACGAAATGAGCAAACTCGACCTTTTCAAACGCTCGATTGCGGCGCAGGCACTCAGCAGCAGTAGGGCTGTTTCCTTCAAAAAACTTGTCAGCATCGATGGCCGCCATCTCAAATTCGCGAACGATGAAGAACGGGCGGTTCTTCCTGCCGTTCTGCCACCACGCACGCATGATGGGAACGGCCTCGAAGCACAAGCCCCCGTAGCCTTGTCCGTGGTAGTCGTCGTCCCAGCGCACATGCATCGTGCCGTTGCCGAGAACGCTGAAGTCTTTGAGAAACGCGGCGGATTCGATGTAGAAGTTCGAGTTGGAGAGCGCCGTCATTACTCGGTCGCTCGTTGCGTCGAGCGCCCGCTTGATGTTCATGTACTCCTGATCCTCGTACATGTCGTCGCGGTCGGTGTAGCGACGGGCGGGGCGCAGCCGAATCCAATCGCTGCCCGCCGGGATCAGGCTTCCCTTGAGGAAGTTCACGAAAGCGTCGGCCTGCTGCATCGCGGTCGAGTCAAAGACCGCGCTCACTCTTTTGGTGCCTTCGCTGTGCTTAGTGCGGATGTCCCCACGGAACGGCTGCATGAGGTGGACGATCTCGTCCCAAGTGTTCTCGTGCATCGCCCGAGTGGTCTTGAGCATGGCCCATCGGCCCAGCAGCTCGGTGACGGACTTCTTGCTCATGGTGCCTCCTAGTGGGCGAAGAACTCGTAGGTTTGTCCCCGCAGCTTTTTCGCCGGGCGGTTCACCGCGCCGGGAGGCCGCGCATGTCGAAGCATCATGACGGCTTTGTGCGTCGCGTCGATCACATGATCGTCTTGGCGCGGCGCAACCTTGCCGTCCTTGTGCCGGTACAAGCGCTTCTCTTTCAGGAATGCAGTGCAGTTCTTGAACACGCGGAACCTTCCGTCCGCCATTCGCGAGCTCAGGTCCTCAATGATGTTCATCACCGCGAAGGAGCGCGACCCGTCCGGTGACACATAATGCGCTGAATCGCGCATAAGCTGGCATCCGAAATCCCGATAACGGCTCGCCATTGTCGATCCGTCCGTGTGCATTCGGTTGCCGTCGTGCGGCCACGCCACCGGGATCTCTCCGCCGCCCATTGCCTTGAGGCGGCCCGCGTAGATCGCCAGCTCCTTGTTCTCGTCTTTCAGCTCCGACACCAAGTACAAGATGTCGCTCTCGGGGTCGTGGGCGAGCTTGGCCGCCGCAAACACCCCGACTCCGTGCGGGAAGTCCAAGCCAATGACCTGCGGCCAGTGCTTGGGGATCGGCATGGGGTCAACGGCCAGCATCTCGTCCGGGTAGGGGTAGATTGCTCCGGTGCCCCGGCAGGGTCGCCCGTAGAGTCGGGCTTCTTCCTGCGGGTGCCCCTTCCAGCGATTGCGGATGAACTGATCCTGCTCGGGCGAAAGGTGGGTGGCGTCGTCGATGGTGTAGTTGATGAGGTTCTGGGTGCCGCCCGAGTTTTCCTCGAACGACACATACAGCTCAGTGTCGCCCTTGAGCGGGCTCATCGTGATGTCGATGTAGCCCATCGTGAAGTTGGTTCGCGCCTTTAGCTCGTTGTAGACATCGCCGGGGGGCTCTTCGTCGATTCCGATCCAATCGAGCGTGTAGCCCTGAAGGCGCTCCCACCCCTTCGCGTAGGTGAAGACATAGCACTTGGACCAGCCGTCGTGTTCGCCGTCCGTGTGGTGCTTCACAAGGAAGTAGTCGATTGCGCCCATGACCCCGGCGGTGGAGAGCTTCGCGATCCCGGTCTTGAGGTTGAGGCAATCGGCGGGAATGAACCCGGTACCGCGAGCGTCGGGCGGGCCGAGGACCGGGTTGACCAAGTGATCCCGCGTCGTTTGCGAGGTTTCCCCGCCAATCGCGGCGACAATGGGCTTCGTGAACTTGTGCCCCTTGTAGCCCTTGGGATACAGCCCGGTCAGGTGCATTGCGGCCTTGTAGCGCATGAGTTCTGTTTTGCCGCACTGGTTGGGACCGGCAAACAGCGTCTCGTGCGCGGGCGAGTTCAGGGCCTCCCACTGCTTGGCGTTCGGGCCGAACTGACCATAACGGTCGTGTTCGAGGCGCTTGTTCAGCTCCTCTAGGGCCTCGATCTGCTTCAGCAGCTCCTTTCCCTTAGCCTTCGCCACTTAGCTCGTTCCTTTTCTGCTCTCCCTGTTGGATCTTCGCCGTGAGCTGCTTGTTCTTCTCCAGTAGTCCGGCGAGCTTTTCCTCAAGCTCTGCCGTGGAGTTGTCCTCGATGGTCTTGTTGAGCGAGACGACCTTCTGAGTCGCCTCCTTCGGGAAGAAGTCCTTCGACACCCGGAGTAGGTCAATAAGCCTTTGACTCCCCTCGTCTGTGCGCTCGTCGAGGTTTGTGACCATGTTGGCCGTTTTGCGGAACAGCCCCGCCTCCCAGAGCATTCCCACGAACTCCTTCTTCATGTCGAGGAGGTTCATGGTCGGGGGGAGGATCTCGGTCTTCAGCTTACTCTTTCGGCGAGGGCGGTCCTTGGACTCCAAGAACCAATCCCGCATGTCGCCGTCTTGGGTGATCCGAGCCAGAGCCAGCTCGAACGGAATGCCCGCGTACTCGGCGGCGTCGCAAAAGTGGAGGCCGTTGTCGATGCCCGCCCGCATCTTCTCAAGCAGCCGCTCCCGAATGACGAAGCCGGAGACTTCAGCCTGTCGGTCGTGGTCGTCAGGGACAACGGCCTCCATTTCCTCATTCATTTCCGTCGCGTCGCCTCTCGGGCCATTTGCTCCACCATTCGCCCACTCAGCTTGCCCGTGCCCGAAAACGACACCACCCGCCCTTGCGGCGGCAGCGCGTTCACATTCTTGAGCAGAGCACCCGTGGCGGCGTGCAGCTTACCGCTGATCTCTTTCAGCTCGTTGTTGTTCATGTTCGCGGAGGCCAGCTCCTCGATCAGAGCAACGAACAGAGCCTTCACTTCCCCCACCTTTTCGGCGTCAACC